ACACAATCCCCCAAATTTATTTTTGTAACCTTGTTGCAATTATAGGAATGCGTATCTACCCGTGCCACGTTTAAGGCTAAAGTTCTGCCAAGCCAAAGCAAGAGCAGTTACCGCATCATCGTGAAAGCCTGAAGGTGCGGAATACTTTACCCCCGTTGCCGTGTACATATACTCAAATACCTCAAGTTCTTGGCTTATTATCCCCTCGGGATAGCCAATCTTACCTTGATGTATGGCAGCTTGTAAGCCTTCCATAAGTTGCTGCTTACTTGAACTTGTAAACTTTAAGCCTTGTATCATTACCCCTTCTCTTTGTAAGTCCTCGAGGATAGGGTCGCCAACCCCCGTAGAATCGACAAGGATAGGGCATTTAGGCAGCCTAAGGATAGTTTGCTTAGTATTATGCCAATCCATTTGAAAGCGGTCAAAATAAGCCACGTTTCCGTCTTCGTCTAAACCTACGATAACTGTCCAATCGACCGACTTGGCAAGGTCAATACCATAAGCTACTACGGGCATAGTTGTAACCGGGTGTAAGCACTTGCGTATGTGTTGGCTGCCAAAAGGGTTTGCTGCGTTCTCTGCCGGGTTTGCCATATACTCCTGCTCAAACACAACTTCGGGCAGTTGCCTTCTTGCATCGTCTATTTCTTGTGGGTCTATATAAGGATTATCGTATGTAGTAAACTTAAAGCTTTGCCAATCGGGTTCTGCTTTGCTAAACAAACTAAAGAAGTAGTTTTTACCTTTAGGGGTGCTTAAGAATATAGCCTTACCCTTGTAGTCAGTTAAGGTAGGTCTTATCGAGTTAAGCCACCCGTCTTCTAAGTTAGGTATAAAAGAAGCCTCGTCTACTATAACCAGGTTAAACTTGCGCCCTCTAAGGTTGTCCAAGCGTTCGCCCGTAAAGAACTCGACCTTTCCACCATTCGGGAAGCTAATATTTAAATCTGATTTGTTATTAGGAAACGGAAGGCTATTGCATAGCTTTTCAAAGAATACCTTAGCCAATTTATAGGTCGGTGTTATGTAAGCAACCTGACCGCCTTTAATTGCGGTTGTAATACATTTTATTTGGCTTAACTCCGATTTCCCGAACCTTCGACCGCACATAACAACTATGTACCTGGCTTCGCAGTCAAGTATCTTCTTTTGGTTTATATGTCCGTTAGGTAGTTCTATCCGCATTAAAGAATTGTCTTGCCATCTACAAATACTATCTCTATTCTATTATCTGTTTGGATATCCATTTGTTCTTTAGGCTTACCATAAACACGGGTAAGCAAAGTTTCTAAACTATAAAGGCTGCCCTTCTCTAAGCTCTTACGCATAGCTGCTGCTATCGTCTTTTCAAGTATCGTTGCCTTCGGGTTATCCCATACTGTTTTAAGTTCCTCTAAGTCCATTGACATCATAGCTTGTATGGTATCGTTTATCTCTGCAAGTTTATATCCCTGCTCTTTAAGTAGGCTTACATACTTACGAGGTCTGCCGTTTGGGTTTCTTATCTCACCTTTTTGTACTGGTTTTAAATTATGTTCGTTTGCCATATCTTCTTATTTATCTCTTTGTTATTACAAAGGTAACCCGTTCTTTTTAATAACTAATGTTGGGTCAAGTTTACGCATTCGGTCTACTATTACTTGGCAATATTTAGGGTCAAGTTCTGTACCATAGCACTTGCGTTTTAGTTGATGTGCTGCTACCATTGTTGAACCTGAACCAAGAAACATATCTAAAACTAACCCGTTATCTGGGCAACTTGATTTTATTGCTCGTTCACATAATGGTATTGGTTTAGGTGTAGCGTGTCCGCCTTCGTCTCCTTGTCTAACGTGTCTATCAAATTGCCAAACCTCTGTCATTTTATCGTGAGTATTATCAAAATATGCACGACTTGAATAATATTCTTTTTTAATTTCCTCGTATTCTTTTTTAATTTCCTCGTATTCTTTTTTAATTTCCTCGTATTCTTTTAAAAATGCTTTCCCATTTGAAGCATCTTTTATTGTATTATAATGTTCTTTTGTTGGAAATGACCACTGACTTTTGCTCCAATAATGAGTATGTGTTGTTGCAGTTAATTTAGTTATTTCATCATTTTTTAATCCACTCTTTTCTTTTTCTTTAACTAACCAATTTCTTAATGGTTCAAAACCTTCAAAATAGTTATCTGCATTATTATTAAATCCTTGCACTCCCATCATAGCAAATAAACACTTTTCTGTTATTATGCCATAACTTCTTGCAGATGGATTATTTTGACCATCACCTAATCCACTTGGATTTTTAAACCAAGTTATTAAGTTTCTAAACGTAAGTTTTTGTTCTGCTATGTATGGCTTTAATATCTCGCTATAAATATCCATAAGCGGTTCATCAATACCCCAACAATACCAACTGCCGTTTTCTTTTAGGTGCATAAATTGTAAAGCAATCCATTCCCTATTGAAATCGAGTAAATCATTAAAGTTAAGATTATCATTAAGTACCCCATCTTTTTCTTTTTTCATCCCGTATGGTGGGTCGTTGTGAGCCATATCTGCCTTTTGCCCGTTCATTAACTTTGCCACTTGGTCGCTATCCGTACTATCGCCACAAAGTAATCGGTGTTCCCCTATCTCAAATAAATCTCCTAATACTATATCGGTTTCTATTCCCCCGTCTGGAACTGCAAAGTCATCTTCCTCGGCTTCTATAACTTCGGCATCAAAGCCAGGTATATCTAATCCCCAATCTTGTAATTGATCTGCATCCCAATTATTAGCAAGGTCGTTCCAATCCCATTCTCCATAGCCTACGTTGTCTTTAACTATAAACTCCTTTTGCTGCTGCTCGGTTAGTTCACTTGCTTTAATGATTGGTATTTCTTTAAGTCCTGCTTCCTTACAAGCCTTTAATCTCATATTGCCACCAAGCACTACCATATCGTCATTTACTACAATAGGTCTAAGGTTTAGCATTTGTGGAAACTCGTTAATTGATTTTACAAGCTTTGCAAACTTATCGTCTTTAATTATCCTGGGATTGTTAGGGTTTGCTTTTACTGTGTTGATTGGTACGTTTTGTATCATAGTATTCCATTAATTATATCGTTTGCTTCGTCTATTGCATCTTCTTGGTCGAGGTAAGTGTCTACGTCTGCTATGTGTTTGTTAATCAAAGTTTCTGCCATTGCATAGGTATAATGTCCTATCGTGGTCATATCGTCTCCGTTTTTACCCGTCTTACATACTGCAAGGAAGTAAGCTTTGTGCGTAAGGAGTAGCCATATAGCATTTAACTTTCTCATCTGCCTTGACCCCTATAAGCTTTTTCTCTTGGCGTATGTTTATTAAAGGACTTCTTTGCAGAACCTCTTTTGCGTTTGCCAAAGCTAATTTTGTTATTGTTCTCTTTAATCTTTGCCATATAATTTGCTCCAAGTTGTAGGAAGTGATAAATCTTTTATTTTACTATATCCTTTTGTTTTGAAATAGCTATCCCATTCGTTTTGTTCCTTTATGTTAATATGCCCCCATTGTTCGTCAAAGCCTGGTACTCTTTGCGATGTGCTACTAAACAAAATGAATTTAGGTTCTATCTTACTGAACAAATAATCAAGTTCTTTGTCAGTCATATGCTCTGCGGTTTCTATAAAATTAAGTAGGTCTGTAGTAATAGGTTTGTCTACTATTTCAATATAAGGAATTTGTTTTGTCATATACTCACGATGCGACTTAAATATTTCAAAGGCTACAATGTGATAACCTGCTTGGAAGTAGGCATCGCTATAAACCCCCGTACCTGCTCCGTAATCTAATACTGACTTAATAGACAGGTCTTTAATCTGTGCAACAGTATTCCGTGCCAAGTCCTTAAAAAAGTCGTTGTGCATACCTATCCCGTGGTTAAGTTCGTATTCCAGAAACTCTTGCTCAGTTAATAGCATTTGGTATATTTTTTAAGTGTATCTCTTTTAAGAACTCCTTGTATTGTTTTTTATCTCCGTACTCTATATGATGTTTCCTACAAAGTCCCATAAGGTTTTCTATCGTGTCTTTGTCTTTGCTCCCACCCATTCCCCTCGCCTCAATATGATGCACATCTACCGCTTGTGAGCCACACACTTCGCAAGGAATGAAGTCCGTTTTTTTATACCCCATTCCCTGCAAATAAATCTGTGTGTGCTTTTTCATACTTTCCCCATTAATTTTTCCGTTAGTTAATAATAAAAAATTAAGTATGAAAATTATTTTCCGTCTATCTCTTTTAACTTATTAATAGCCCATTCAACACCAGAAGTTCCGCCCCAAGCGTCCCACATTAAACCGCCACAACCTTCACTATAAGGCACGTCTTTATGTTGCTGATGTCTTTTAAAGGAAGCCATACGGGCAATCGTATCTCTACTAATCGGCTCACGATTTGCCAACTGCCTTGCTCTTGCTTTACCTGTTGCTTCTCCGCAAGAACCCCAACCATTTTTATCTGCCCATTCTATTGCCCTCTTTGCGTTATTAGTAGCTGACTCAGGATAGTCAGTATAACTTTCAGCGAACTTGCCACCTGCAAGAATAGCCTTCCAAACTTGCATTGCCTTCTCCTCGGTATCGTAAACGCAACCGCCGTTTCCAATTCGGTATTTGCCATTAGAGGCGCATTTTATTACTGGCATAGTTTACTATAAATATACTTTCTGTCTAAATTTATCTCGTCAAAGTTATACTTCTTTTGGCAGAACTCAAAAAGCTTCTGTCCGCTTTCCTTACGCATATCCGCATCGCTTACTAAATCTCTTATATGTTTGTACCAATCCTTTTGGTTTTTAACATAATGCACGGGCATATCTAAGTAAGGATTAACGTGGCTAACTATGGCAGGGTTCTTTTTAGCAGCCGTTTCTAATACCTTTAAGTTTGACTTCATAGCGTTAAACTTGTTATCTACCAATGGGATAATTGAAATATCGCTATCCGTATAAGCACCCATATATTCCGTGACCTTTGCATAGTTGTAAATAGTAGGATTAAGCTTTAGTCCACAAGTGAAGGCATCTATCATTTTATCCCATATAGGCTTCTCCCCGTCATTGTAACCTGCTATTATAGTTCTTATATTCATACCTTGTAAGCGTTTAAAAGGCTGCCTAATAATATCTAAGTCCCTTTCGTGCGTTCCGCTACCCGACCAGAACAATCTAACCTTGCAATCTTCTGTCTTGTTATCCTCGAACTGCTCTTTGCCGTAAGGTAATGCGTTTGGTAATATGTGAACGTTCTTATTGTATTGGCTTATTTCACTTGCTAACCTTTCGTGAGTGCAGGTACATAGGTCTGCTATCTTTAAGTAATCTGTAATTTGTTTACCTATGTTATTATACTTATATCTCCAATACAACAAATGGCTTTCGCTAAGTTCCCAATGGTCATCGTTATCGACTACTAACTTAAAGCCGTACTTGGTTCGCCAAGTGTCCATTTGCTTTGCATCTATCTCGTTAAGCATTCTATTCATTAAGACAATATCCCACCCTTGCTCTAATAGTTCGTCATTAAGTACATCTGTAATAAGTGCATACTCTTTTTCCATATTAACGATTGGCATCATAATTCGGTGGTAGCCGACACCCGAGTTGGCAGAAGTTATACAAAGTATTCGCATCTTATATTCTTTTGGTTGTGATATATGTCTTGGTTTTTATTCCATATACTTTGCGCCCTTGCCAAGCTTTCGTCTTTCATTCGTCTATACTCCGTTCCGTTGCCTACATCGTGTCCTATGTGTTCCGACCTCATATCTGGAAGGTAGTAATTAGTAAAGCCTGATATAGTTGCACGTTCCCCGTAATCTGCATCTTGCATTCCGTATGGGTCATACTCGGTATTGTAACCGCCTATCGTGTCTATAAGTTCACGAGTAATAAAGTTATCTCCATAAGGCGTGTGTACTTTATGCACTCCGTCTACTATTGGCGGTAATGCTTCTACACAATGTATTCCTATTATTCCTGTCTTTTCTATTCGTTGTGCAAACAATACAAACTTTGCTAACCAATTCTCAGGTAGTAATATGTCATTGGCTAATAAACAAACTGCATCGTAATTAGTAGTAAGCCTAAGTCCTGCGTTTACTCCTGCTGCTATTCCTCGTTTTTCTTTTGACAAGTCATATCCTGCAAACGGGTAGTTAAAGGTTTCGTGCCTGTCGCTCCCGTTATCTATTAAGAAACAGTCCGCATTGTAACCGCTATTGTAAAAGTTTTGGTTAATTACACGCTGCGTTAAATCGTGCCTATTA